CCTGGGAGCCGACGTGGCCAGCCTCGAAGTGGCGGCGGGCGGACTCCGTGTCGCGCTGTACGGGGTGTCCCGCCAGACGCTGACGGTCGCCCAGGCGTTTGCCGCGGACCTCGTGACCGGACTTACCAACGATGCCCGGACGGCCATCACGCGGGAGATCCAGCTCGCGGCCCTCGGCGGTCGTTCCCTCACCGAGGTGCTGCGCAACGTGGGCACGAGTCTCGACGATCCTGGCGTGTTCAGCACCATCGCCACCCGGGCCGAGGCGATCGTGCGCACGGAGGTCAACCGGGTCTACAACACGGCCTGGTACCAGCAGACTGTTGAGGCCGGTCGCAGCCTGCCCGGTCTCCGCAAGCGCTGGCGTCACGCCACGGGGGTCGTCCCGACCGGGACGCCGCGCCGGGGCATGTACCGACCGCGCCCGTGGCACGTGGCGCTCGACGGGGTGAGCATCCCGGTCGAGGCGGAGTTCGACCTGGGCGGCGAGCCGGCCCGCTTCCCCCACGACCCGCGACTGTCGGCGCGCAACTCGGTCAATTGCAAGTGTCGGCTCGTCTTGGATGCTTCCCAGCTCGACAATACGGCGCTGCGCACGGAGCCGATCCGCATCCGGCCGGAGGAGGTGGTGCCTGCATGAGCGAGCAGCTCATCCCGCCCGAGGTCTGGCAGCGCATCGTGGAGTTCCTGCGTGCCGGCCGCACCGGCAGCATCGTCCTGGACGTGCATGAGGGGCGCGTGCAGGCATGGAAGCTCACCGAGGCAGGTCGCGTCAAAGTCCAACGGATGTCCGTTGACGACAGACCGGCACGCCTGCTAAAATCGGCCTAACTGCATAACTGGGAGACCGAGTTCGAGCCCCAGGTTGTGGACGTTTCGTCCCGCCTGGGGCTTTTGCGTTGCGCGAGGTGCCATGGGAACGCAGCCAGACACGCCAGCCACTGAGGCACAGCAGAGCCACGACGAGATCCGGGAACTGCTCCATGCGGCGATCCTGGACGCGGAGCGGCTGCGGAGTGACGCGTTCATCCTGATCCGGGATGTGTACGACGACGCGGTGATCTACGCCATCGGGGGTGACGAGCGGACGCTCTACCGGCGTGGCTACACGATCGACGAGCAAAACCGGGTGACGCTGACGGACCCGGAGCCGGTCATCCGGCGCGTCGACTACGAGCCCGTGACCGAGGCCGTCAAGATCGAGGACGGCCAGGAGTACCCGGCGCGGTGCTACCTGCATGTGCCGGACCCGGATTCCCCCTCCACCTGGAAGCTGCGCGTCTGCGAAATCCAGAACGGCGAACCCACCATCACGGTCGCGCAGTTGGGCCGGGCGGCCGCCGCGCTCTCGCCGGGGGGCTTCCGCGGCAATCGCGTCCAGCTCACGCCCGAGGAGCGCCGCGCGACCATCGCGAAGCTGCGCCGGCTCTATCGCGAGCTCGACGCCGAGCCGCCGGAGAGCCTGCAAGAGGCGGTTGATGCAGCCGTGAGCCAGTCATCTGCGGGTGGTGAGGCGCCCGATGCCGCGACGGGGGATATCCGTGAGACGGCGCCGCTCTCGGACGGGCACCTGCTGGAGTCTGCCGACGCCGGCGAGGGCTGGCGCTGGCGGGTGCAGGTGATTCAGGCCGGCGTCTCACGCAACCGTACCGAGTATCCCCTGGAGGTGCTGCACCGGCGTGCGTCGCTCTACGAGGGGGTGCCGGTGTTCTACAGCGACGGCCCCGATCACGATCCGAACCGGCGGGGGTTTGGTTCCGTCGCTGGCTGGATCACCGAGGCGCGGCCGAACCCGCGCGGCGTCGAGGGGACGCTGGAGATCAACCGCGGGCGGCCCGACCTGCGCGAGACCTTCCTGCAAGCCTGGCAGATCTACCAGAAGACCGGTCGGCTGCCGTTCGGCTTCTCGCATGTCGTGCCGGCCGGGCATTACCGGACGACGATCCGGCGTTTGGCCGAAGGCGTCGTGCGGCGGATCGAGGACTTTGACGCGGTTGAAAGCGTGGATGTGGTGATGCGCCCAAGCGCCGGCGGGGAGCTGTTGGGGCTCGTCGCCGCGGTGGATGAATCGGCAGAGAGGAGCGTGATCGTCATGGGCGAACTGTTGGAGCGTCTCCGCCGTGGCGAGGAGTTGACCGAGGCGGAGCACGAGCGGCTGCGGGCGGAGGTCACCGCCGCCGACTACTTGGCCGCTGTGGAGGCGGGCAAGCAGGCCCGGGCGGCGGCGAATGCGGACAAGCCCGCGAGCGAGGCATCGGGCGACCTGCGGGAGGCAGCGCGGAGCGAGATCGAGGAGATCAAGCGGCTGCGCTGTGAGACGCTGCTGGAGCGCACGCTGGCCAACTGCACCCTGCCGGAGCCGCTGAAGGAGGCGATCCGCCAGGACTTCGCCGGGCGGGTCTTCGAGGAGGCCGAGCTCACCAGCCGGATCGAGCGCGAGCGCGACATCTATGCCAAGCTGCTCGAATCGCACGGCATCGGTCAGCCGGGCTCGGGCCGGCCCGACGTGGAGGTCTCCCAAGACCAGGTCGACCGCTGGCAGCGGGCGATGGACGGCATGTTCGGCCTGGTGCGGGGCGCCACGCCACGCGAGGACAACATCAGCTTGCAGTGGTATCAGACCCCGGAGCACTTCCGCTCGCTGCGGGAGGCGTACCGCACCATCGTCGGGCGGGAGCCGACGCCGCGGGACATCCTGGCGGAGGCGGCCGGGGCGAATTACACCGGTGAGCGGCTGTCCGAGGCCATCAACAGTTCGACCTTCAGCGCCATCCTCGGGGACAGCATCCGCCGGCGCATGATCGCCGAGTACGCGCGCCCGGACCTCCAGGACTTCATGAAGCTCGTCTCTGAGGTCTCGACGATCCCGGACTTCCGGACCAACCACCGCATGCGGCTCGGCGGCTACGGGGACCTGCCCAAGGTGACGGAGGGGAGCAACTACCAGCCGCTGACCAGCCCGAATGATGAAGGCGCGACCTACGCCGTCGAGAAGTACGGTGGGACGGAGGAGCTTACCTTCGAGACGATCCAGAACGACGACATGGGCGTCGTGCGGCAGATCCCGGTCAGGCTGGGCCGCGCGGCGATCTACACGCTGCGTCACGCGATTTTCGTCAGCGTGCTGGCGCAGAACCCGACCACGACCTACGACAGTAAGGCGCTGTTCCACGTCGATCACGGCAACCTGGGCTCCTCGGCGCTGAGCCACGACGCCATGGTGGCGACCCGGCTGGCCATGCGCAAGCAGCAGTTCTTCGGCGAGACGAACCGCATGGGTCAGGTGGTTGTGCCGGTGCGGCTGTTTGTGCCGCCGGATCTGGAGGAGATCGCGATCGAGCTGGCGCTCTCCACGACCAAGGTGACGCCGACTGGCGACTCGACGATCCCCAACATGTTCCGTGGCCTGGACGTGGTGGTGGTGGACGAGTGGGCCGACCCGTCCGACTGGGTGGCGGCGGCGGACCCGCGCAACGTGCCGATCATCGAGCTGGGCTACTTGGAGGGTCGCACCGAGCCGGAGGTGTTCGTCCAGGATATGCCGGCGGTCGGCTCGATGTTCACCGCCGACAAGATCACCTACAAGATCCGGCACATCTGGGGCTACGTCATCCTCGACCACCGCGGCTTGTACAAGCACGTGGTGGCGGACTCGTAGGAGCTGAGCCGTGACCCGTGAGGACGTGGCCCGTGCGGCTGGCCTGGCACCGGAGCAGGTGTTCGCCTGGAACGATGCCAACCCAGACCGCCTGATCGTGGTGACGGTGGACGGCAAGAAGCTCGTGCTGGCGCGGGGATCTCCCGCGCCAGCCGATGCACCGGAACGGCTGCCGAAGCCACGGCAGAACCGGAGGCGGGCGCGATGACGGCGCTGTCGGCGGACGATCTCACAGCCCGTGCTATGGCCCTGGTGCAGGATCAGTCCGGCAGCCTCACGGCCGAGGCTGCGCAGGCTGCGCTCCGTGAGGCGCTCGCGACCTACGACCTGGACCGGCCGCGTGAGGTGGTCACTGACCTCATCGGCGACGGCGGGCACGACCTGCCGCTCCCGGCCGACTTCGCCGACGGCTACAGCCGCATCATCGCGGTGGAGTACCCGGTCGGCCGACGCCCGCCGGTCTACCTCTACCCGGCGGCCTGGTCGCTCTACCGGCAGCCGGACGGCGTGCGACTGCGGTTCCTGACGCTCACGCCAGCCGACGGCGACCCGGTGCGGGTGACCTACACCACCCGCCACACCATCGCCGGTCTGGATGGGGCAGAGGCGACGACGATCCCGGCCTGGCATGCCGAGGCCGTCGTGGCCCTGACGGCGGCGCGGCTGCTCACGCGCCTCGCGAACCGCTTCCTGCACGAGCAGGAAGTGACCATCAGTGCCGACAGCGTGGATCGCCAGGCCAAGAGCGACATGGCCCGCCGGCGTGCCAGCGAACTGGAGCGGACCTACCGGTCAATGATCACGACAGGGGATACCGCCGGCGGGATGGTGCTCGACTGGGATGCGCGCTACAGCGCGCCGGACCGACGCGCGCTCACGCACGGGGGACGGTGAACCGATGGCCGGTGTGCTGTTTGAGATCCAAGTTCCCGAGGTGCAGTTCCGGCGCCTCAGCGCTGCGTTCGAGGCCGCGCCGGCGGCCACGGCGGCCATGGCGCGGGACGCGATGGCCGTCAGCCTGGGCCTGTTCGAGGAGGCGGTGGTGGACGCGACACCGGTCGGTGCGACCGGCATCCTTCGTGGTTCGATCATGACCGACATCCGCGGCTCAGGCGTGAACCTCACCGGCCGCGTCTTCTCCCAGGACCAGCCGGTCAAGGTCGCCTCGGTCGAGACCGGCCGCCGCCCGGGCCGGATGCCGCCCTGGCGCGCGGGCTCGGCGCTGCACCTGTGGGTGGTACGCAAGCTCGGCGGTGACGAACGCACCGCGTTTCTCGTGGCGCGCGTGATCGGACGCCGCGGCACGACGGGAGCGCGCATGTTCGAGCGGGGCTTCACCGCACGCCGTGAGGACGTGCTGCGCCTGTGGGACCGGGCGGTGACCGATCTGATCCGGAGGCTGCTGCCGTGAGCCTGCTCAACGCGCTGCGCCAGGCGGTGAAGACGCAACTGGAGGCCATCCCCAACATCGGGGTGGTGCACGCGCGGGTCCGCTACGCGCCGGACGCGGCATCCTTCCGTGCGCTCTACACCGCCACGATCGACGGCATGCCGCAGGTGCGGGGCTGGGCGATCACCGTCGTGCAAACGGAGCTGGCCGCCGAGACGTTCGGGCGGCCGGTGAGCCTCGGCGGGCGGGTGGTGCTGGAACTCCTGGGGTGGCAGGGCCTCGACGACGCGGCCGCGTCCGATGAGGCGCTGGTCGAGCTGGCCGAGCAGGTGCTCGTACGGCTGGCCGATGCCGACCTGGCGGTGCCGGGTGCCTATGCCCGCGTGCTCACACCGAATCTGACGCAGGTGGCTGAGGTGATGTTCGCCGGGGTGCTCTGCCACCGCGTGACGATCGCGTGCCCGGTCCTGGTCGGCGAGTCAGCGCGCTGGTAGGAGGAGGGCGGCATGGCACGGCAGAGACAACGCTACCGGATACTGACCGGCCTGAACTACCCCACCAGCCCGAGTCTGGTGCGCCACTTGAGCGCCGGCGGGGCGTGGCCGGAGAGCGCGGTGCTCGCACGCGCGGTCCCGGGCGACGTGGTGGATGACCTCCCGGCCGTGAGCATCCCTTGGTTGCTGGCCGCTGGCGCCATTGAGCCGGTAACGGAGGAGGGAGCCAACGATGCCCCGCCGCAGTAGTGCCGACGTCTCATTTCTGCTGATCGACGGCTACAACCTCCTGGGGACGACCACGCAGCTCGATGACACGGTGGAGGCTCTAACCGAGGAGTCGACACCACTGGGCACGCGCTGGCGGCGCTACGACCCGCTCAAGCTCAGTTCCGCGTCGCTCTCCCAGAACGGCTACTTCGATGACGCTGCCGGCAGCGCCCATGAGGCGCTCGCGGCGCGGTCGGGTGCGCACCGGATCGTGTGCTACGGCTGGGCGGGCAACGCCGTGGGGCAGCCCGTCACGGGCTTTGCCGGGGCGCTCCAGACCACCTACGCCGTCGTGGCGTCGCGGACCGAGCTGACCAAGGCCAATGCGACCTATCAGGGCAGCGGCGAGGCCGATGAGGCCGTCATCCTGCTGCCCTACGGCGAGGTCACGGACACGCTCGACGGGCCGGTCTACGACGGCGGGGCGGCGGCCGACGGGGGCGCGGTTTACCTCCAGGTCAGCGCGCTGACCCTCGGAGGCTACGACGGTGTGCGCGTCATCGTGCAGCACTCAGCGGATAACGTCGTATTTACCGACCTGGTGACGTTCAACGACGTGGCGACGGCGCCGGCGGCCGCGCGGCTCGCCATTCCTGGTGCGATCCAGCGGTATGCCCGGGCGCGGGTGGAGTTCATCGGCGCGGGGAGCGACCCGGCGGTCACGCTGCTGGTCGCCATTGCCCGCTACTAGAGAGGAGCCTACGACATGGCGCGCTTCGGCCCCAGCGATATCAAGATCGAGATCGACGACAGCGAGGGCGGGACGCTGGTGGACATCACCCAGCACGTGACCGACTTCTCGGGTATCAGCGTGCAGGCCACGACTGAGGAGACGACCCCGTTCGGCTCCAACTGGCAGCGGCACGACAACGTGAAGGTCTACTTCGCCGACCAGATCACGATGTCCGGCCCGCTGGAGGATGGGGCGAACACGCCCAACGCGATCTTCGCCGGCAAGCAGGGCGAGACGCGGACGCTCAAGGTGAGCTATGGCACCGCGGCCTCGGACGAGGTCGAGGTCATCATCACCCGCTTCGCACGCACGACGCAGCGGAACCAGCTCGTGCGCTGGGAGGTGACGCTCCAGCCGACGGGCACGGTCACGCAGGCATAGACCGGTATCGGCCATGGTGAGATTGAAGGCGTACTACCGTCAACGACAGGAGGCACACGTGGCGCTCGTACGCAACATGACGACGCGGGAGGAGATCCCGCACGAGCCGGGTGAGTGGATGGAATTGCGGCGGCTGTCCTATGCGCAGCTCCGCGAGGCAGCGGAGGCGCGCAGCCGCCAGGTGATGGCCACGGCGCGCGATCTCGGACCGGCGTTCATGCGCGAGCTCAGAAGCCTGCCGAGTGAGACGCAGGAGGCCGTGCAGACGGCCGCGGCCGATCCACTCAACGACTATGACCTGGGGCTACTGCTGCGCCACGGCATCGTGGCCTGGAGCTATCCGGAACCGGTCCCGCTGGACCCGGCGGCGGAACTGGATCCCGAGACGGCCGAGTGGGCCGGGCGGGCGATCCTGCGGCTGTGCGGCATCGGCCGTGAGGCGGAGGATGACCGAAAAAACGCCTGATCCAGCTCCACCGCTACCTGGACGGCGAGGAGGGGGTGCCGCCGCCGCTGGAGTGGACGATCGACCAGATCTGCGAGGCGTACCCGGCCTACACCCCGCTCACCGCCTACCGGGATCTCATCTATGGGCCGCACGGGTGGCTGCTCGAAGTGCTGGAGGTGCGGTCCTACGGCCGGACCAAGCTCGCACTAGACCGTGCTCGCACCGAGGCGGAGCGGCCGCACGGCCCGATGGTGGAGCGCGTGCTGGATATCGCCGCCGAGCTGGTCAGGCGGCAGCGAGAGGGGCGCGCCGATGAGGACGAAGCCGAACCAGCACACGACTGATCCGCCGCGCCCGCGCCCGTCGGAGCTGGCCAGCCAGCTGGTAACGCTGGTCGAGCAGGACCCTAATGATCGGGAATTCTGGCTGGATGTGCGCCGTGGTCTGTTGCAGGTAGTGCGTGCGATCGAGCGACGGCACGGCGTGGGCGCGACTGCCCGCCGGTGATGTATCCCATATGCTCACCAGTTCGCTATACTGCGTTCAGGCTGGAGCGGAAAGGAGGGATGACAATGCAACCGGCTGGATGGCGCGCCTGGCTCCGGTATGCAGTGGCGGGAATCAATGGCGTGATCGCCGCAGGTCAGATCATGATCGGGATTTTCATGCCTGCCCTCTATGGCTGGTCTGCGACGATGGGCTTGATCGTGGCCTTCCTGGACGTGCTTGTGCTCATCTGGTGTTGGGCGCTGGTGCGTGGCCGACGTTGGAGTCTCTGGACGGGGTACGGGCTAGCCGCGCTCTACCTCATCACGGGCGGCACGGCCGGTGGTGATACGGGTACAGCGGTCGCCCTGCTGGGTGGCATTCAGTTTGGCGCACTGGCATTGGCGGTCCCATCGTTCTCACCGAAACCGAGCGGGACCGCGACGCAGGAATGAACTGACCTCTTCCAGGCGGCGATGACCGCCTGACGACACGAACGACCCGACTGCCCGCGTCACCTCGCTACTCGTGACGCCGCCAGTCGGACGGGCAACCGTTCGGCGAATGCGCGTCACGGGAGCGGGGCATGTCCCCTCATGAGATAGCGATCCTCCTCAAAGTCCGCGATCAGATGTCCCAGGCCTTGCGCACGGCCGGGACAGCGCTGGACCGTCTCGCGCAGAGCGCTCGGCGGGTTGACGCCTCGGGGTTGGAGCGCGCCGGCCGGGCCGCACAGCAGGCCGAGCGACAGTTCTCTGGCCTCGGTCGCACCGCCAGCGGTCTTGCCGGCATCTTTGGCCGCTTGGGCGGTGGGATCACCGGCTTCGTCACCCGGCTCGGGTTTGCCGCTTTCGGTCTCCGCCAGTTAGCTCAAACGGTTGGCGGCCTCGGGAACGCCCTCTTCGGCTTCAACGCCCGCATGGAGCAGACGCAGGTCGCGTTCACTGGCCTGCTCGGCTCGGCGGAGCGCGCCACGGCCTTCATGCGCGAGTTGCAAGCCCTGGCCGCACGCACGCCGTTCGAGTTCCCCCAGCTCACCAGTGCGGCGCAAAAGCTCATCGGCGTTGGCGTCGCTGCCGAGCGCGTCGTGCCAATGATGACGGCCATCGGCGATGCCGTGGCCGCGCTGGGCGGCAGTGCCTTCGAGATCGACCGCGTGACCCTCGCCCTGACCCAGATGCTCGGTAAGGGCAAGCTCAGCAGTCAGGAGATGCTGCAACTCACCGAGGCCAACATTCCGGCCTGGCGCCTGCTCGCAGAGGAACTGGGAGTCACGACTGCTGAGCTGCAACAGCTCGCGGAGAAGGGCGCGATCCCCGCCACGGTCGCGGTCGATGGCCTGGTCCGCGCTATGGAGCGCACCTTCGGCGGTGCGATGCAGCAGCAGGCGCGGACGTTCACCGGCCTCGTCTCGACCCTTCGCGACAACTTCAACATGGCGCTCGGTCGCATCATGGAACCGGCGTTCGAGGCGGCCAAGCGACAGCTTGAGCGCCTGGTCGCGTTCACCGACAGCCCGCGCTTCACGGCTTGGGCCGAACGGATGCGCGACCGGGTGGGAGAGGTCGCTCAGCGCGTCGAGCGGTTCCTCAACGAGCAGGGCGAGGATCTGGTCCGCACCTTCGGGGATGCCGCCGGTGCCGCGCTCTCCCTGGCGCAGGCCGTCGCGCAGCTGGCCGTCGAAGCCGGCAGGCTCAACGACGCCCTAGGCGGTGAGGGCTTCAAGACGCTGCTGACCCTCGTTGCGCTGAACAAGGCCACCGGCGGGGTCATCACCGGCATCGCCACGGGCGCGGCGGCTGGGGCGACCTCGGTCACGCTTGGCCGGTTGCTGGGCGGCGGCGCGGCCGCGGCCGGTGCGGCCGGAGCGGGCGCCGGTGGTGCGGCATTGTTGTCGGGCACGGCGCTCACCATCGGCTC